GTGTGACCCAAGGTCACATACAATTACGCAAAAGAAGCAGTTCTCTTCCTCTTATGTACCTTTCTCAAGGGCACACATGCATTACACAAAAGCCGAAGCAGTTGGTATTATAAACGGACAACACACAATATAGTGTAAGATTAAAAATTAAATGACGTATCAAAACAAATAAAGAACAATCTATTATGAACGAGCCACAACGTAAGGACTGCATGGAAAGCCTGACAATATGGATCGTAAAGTCAAAATCGAATAAATATATTGATCATCATTAACTAAGACTTACTATGATAAATAGCTTATTAAAGATATAGGACCTACAATGAAATTAGAGCGAACACAGTGGATTCTAGAGCAAAGCCGCATTCTAAAAGAAATCAACTCGTGTTTATGGGAAAACGCTGGAATTCACAAAACCACCATCTATCTTTACTCATACGGATCTGATCAAGAAACACCTTCTGCATATTCCACTTCAAACAAGATCGGGTGAATTCCCCATATTTAGCCATGACAAGGTGAATATGAACTCTAATACCCATCATGCGTTCAAAATATTTGTGGCGAGAACGATTTGATATTTTTGAATTCTTATAATACAGAGTATTGTCTTTCAACCAGTTTTCAACAAAAACATCATCAGGCGGTTTCCCATCAGCTATTATAATATCAATAGGTAGAACCTTTTGAGCGTCGTAATCAACGTTATCTAGCAGTCGTTCCTCTTTAGGAGAATCAAAAAGCCGCTGGGTCGCAGCTTGTACGCTATAGACTATCTCTTGCGAGCAAACAAAAGGGTCAAGTTGTGGGTACTCAAACATGTTGAAAAAATACCAATATGCCGATATTACTTCATGACAAAGAGGATGTCTTATGCATTGGGGAATATTGCCCAAAACACTGTCAATGAAAGTACGAGGTTCATTCCCCTCTTTCTGTAATATCGAAAAACGATTGAAAAGAGCTTTAGGTTGAACAGTGGCTTCAGCACGGTCATTAGTCCAATAAAGACACATCTTATTGAATGTGGCAGACTTATCAGGATCGGCAGATATAGGAGGACCAACGCTTGTGATTTCTATATCCATATTGAATCTACGCTTACAAAACCGGACAAGTTTAGTTTTACTAAACTTGAATTTCTTGTCAAAGAATAAATTGCCGTCATCACCTGACACTTGATATGAAGAAGAAAGTCCAACGAAGGGACCGTAGCTTATAAGAAGCTCTTCCATAATCAAAGCATTAACCATGCTGTTTACAATAGTAGTCCAACCTGAGCCACTAGGCATGCCTCGTGTAACCTTAAAGAAATTTCCATCAGGACAAATGGTGTATTTGTTTATAAGACCGTCACAGAAATAAACGAAAGCATTGTCTATCTCTACAGATGGAGGGAACATACGACGGAAAACAGAAAAAGCGGCAGCGATCTTGTCGGCAATAACAGTCGAATCCCAACCAGACCAGTCAAACTCAATGTTATACCCCCAATGAGAAAAATTTTTAAGAAGACGCATAGCGCGACACCCCGTGGTATCTTTCCCAATGACAATCGGATTCGAATCATCGGCAAAAAGGAACGACTCGATTTTTTTAATGTAAGGCTTTGCAACACAAAATTCAACATAATCTTGTTGATATAATAATCTTGCTTGAACACGCACACCTATTGCTTTATTCTTTACAGCTTTTTGCTTGCCACCTAATGTATAGACCGAAACGTTGACATGCTCTTTCGAATGAATAACGTCCCATAGCTTAGAGGCAGCAGCAAGAACAGAAGCAGCACCTTGCGACTTATTCCTGAAATAATTACCTGTTTCACCACCACAAAGAGCACTGGCTTTAATAGGAATAAAATACATATGCATCTTAGTAGGAGGCTCGAAACATGGAGACGCTTTAATTCTCTTAAAGTAATTGTCAACCAGTTGCGCATTGTACAAGTAACTATCAAGAACAGTTAATCTGCCAGATGTGAATCGCTGAAATTGCTGCAGCGCGTTAATCCAGCCTCCTTTAAGAAGAACGTTTTCAATCGTGCTGCTGCGATATCGTTCCGGCATCAACTTAGAAACAGACGCCTCAGCTTGATATATCTTATTTTTGTTCGCAGATGAAGGACGAATACCTGTCTTGAAAGGAGCTCTACAAATGAACACGCCATTTGCACCTTCAGAAATATCGGCATAGCAAGCATCAACTAATGAATTAGGCGGAGTAAACGGATTTTCAAAGGTACTGCGGTTAAGTGCAATATATCTCCAATCTATTTTATATTTAACACCACCAAATACTTTAATAACTTGAGTACAATCGAATTTCTTAACAGAAGAATATTTTATATCTTTCTGCGCCTTCCCGCTCATGTAATATCTATAATACAGACACGAGCGTGCTTCAGCAGTCGAAAAATCAACGCGATCTTTGTTGAACTCTTTAAGAAAATACTTCGTTGCTAAAGCAAAATTACACCAGTTGACGAGCAACCAAGAATTAGACGGATCAGCAACGATGCTTCCTATTTTCCCATTAAAAATTCATTGAAATTGAAGCTCTCTTTAGATTCTAACGATTCACGATATGCATCCAAGATCTCGTTTTGTAATGAAATCAGTTTCTCTTCAAGCGCGACCTTGTAGGCCGGGTTCGAAGGACTAGATTCAAAATTCGCGATCTCAACAACAGCATAAGTAAGCGGAATATCAGTAACATTCATGCGAATGACTTTAGCAAAGATAGTGCAGCTTGATTCGTACCACGCTCTGAATGCACGAGAATCAAATTCTTTCTGCTCTCTAGTCGTAGAATTTATGTAATTTTTCGACTGAGTTGTGATCGCGTTGTATGCGTAACCATTTCCAATGTAAATTAGATTAGCGATACAAGAAATGAACTCAGTTTGACTGATATTAACCCCTTTCGGAACGCGCTGAAGCGTATCGCGGCACTGTTGAACTCTATAAGAAACTGCGTCCCAAAAATTATTATACGGTCTGCGAGCGAATATCTTTTTAGCTTTGTTCAAATAATAAGTGTAGTCGCCGTCGCCAGAATCGTTTTTACCAACGACTGTGACGTT